GCAATTTATTGAAGATACATTTCATGGTGTCTTGCATAATGCGTGGAATGATTACGGCATGATTGGGTGGCACAAGCACCGATTATGGATTTACTATCCAGACAACGGTAAGCATATAAAACGCAGCGAGAATCTTGATGGGAGAGCTGGAGGGCTTAAATACACCAGTGACGACGAGGTTGGAATATGAAACTTGGCTTGCTAGTCCGAGATGATAACACTGGACTAGGCTATCAAACATGGGCTTATTACAAGCACCTAAAGCCACACAAGACTATTGTAATAGACCTATCACCGCTTAACGGCAACAAACAGAATGGCTGGTATCCAGACGCTTTGACGCTTAAAGGCATACCACACGACAACCAGTTAGATGAGATTCTTAGCGACATAGACGTGCTGCTTACAGCCGAAACACCGTACAACCTAAATCTATACAAGCGAGCTAGAGAACTCGGTGTAAAGACTGTATGCGTTGAAAACCCTGAGTTTTATGACCACATCGTATACCCACAGTATGAATTGCCAGATTTAATTATATTGCCTAGCGTATGGCTAGAGGATTACATACGTAATCATGCTGAGAGTAAAGGCACTAAGGTTATACAACTGCATCACCCTGTAGACTTAGAAGAGTTCCCGTACAGAGAACGTACAACAGCATTCCCAATACACTTAGCTGGGAAACCTGCAGCCAACGACCGCAACGGTACATACGACTTTATGAACGCTTGTCCAGAGGGAATAGTAACTACACAGAGTGAAGAACTTGCACATCAGATTCGCTCACGATACAGGCACAGTACAGTCTATACAGGTATAGAAGATGCTCAGTTTATCTATAAGCTTGGTGACATAATGGTATTACCTCGTAAATACGGTGGCAATTGTCTACCACTAAATGAAGCACTGGCAAGCGGTATGCCAGTAATAATGACTGATATATCACCTAACAACCATCTGCTACCACCTGAGTGGCTTGTACCAACGCATTACTCAGGTCAATTTGCACCAAGATTTACAATTCAATTACATGAAGCAGAAAAGCCTGCATTGTATGAAAAGATAGAATGGTTTAAGAACTGCGACATGGCTACAGAAAGCCGTAAAGCGTATGAGATAGCCAAGACAATTAGCTGGGACGCATTATTACCTAAGTATATGGAAGCATTGGAGTCACTATGAACATACTTTGTATTGGTCAGGTAGAGGATCGTGAATATATAGACCAGCAGATATTAAAGCAAACTATTCAGCCTACTCGGACCATCTTATATGTAGACGAAAACCCTGCACAGGGAATAGAAGCACGACGTATACGCATAGCAGAAAACCATGAGAGACTTAGAGACATTGTAAAGGCTTACAACCCGGACCTAGTATGGCAAGTAGAGGGAGATGCTGAACTACCAGAGAACACGTTAGAACGCTTACTAGGACACTATATACGCTTACAGGATAAAGACTTTGGCTATGTATCGGGTATTCAGGTAGGCAGGCATGGATTGTATTGTCTTGGAGCTTGGGAATTCTATGGCAGATCACGCTTTGACAGCATAGATCATAACAAAACTGGTATACAGGATATAGACGCTACAGGATTCTATTGTTTACTAGCACCTGCTAAAGTATGGCTATCTGGTGTATGCAGTTGGGACGGTCAAAGATATGGTCCTGATGTAGTATGGGGCTTGTCTATAAGCAAGAACAAATATGTAGATATGGATTTGCACATTGGACATAAAACTTCCAGTGGTATAATAAGACCTAGTGATGTCAGTACCTGTAATGTAAAGTTCTATATGGAAAACGGACAATGGATATATAAACAACTATGATAGTACACAACCCAAATAACCTGCCAACAATACCGATAGCTGATTTATTGCCTACACAGGGCGATCTAAAAGACCTAACCGAAGTAAACTATATCAAGCTAAAAAATGTTATTCAACGCAGAGGATTTAGCTACCCAGTTTATGTATGGGAAGATAACGATAAAATCTTACATTTACTAGACGGACATCAACGCCAAAGAGTACTAAACCGAGAGGGGTGGAATGAGCCTATTCCTTACTTAAAAGTACCTGCTAAAGATTTACAAGAAGCTATGGCTAGACTACTAGAGATTACTTCACAATACGCTACTATTACTCAAGAAGGCATTGATGAGTTTATTGGTAAGTATGAATTAAATGATGCCGAGGTATACGAAGCAACGAGCTTTGACGCTTTAGCGTTTGGCAAAACAGAGGTAGAAACCGAAGTAGAAGAAGATGAGGCCCCAGAAGTATCAAGTGAACCTGCAATTAGTAAACTTGGTGGGATTTATCAATTAGGCAAGCACAGGGTTATGTGTGGGGATAGTACAGACTTTGGTATAGTGAGCGACCTAATGAACGGCAATCTAGCAGACATGGTATTCACAGACCCACCATATGGAGTTGACTATGATGGTGGACACGCAGTAAAGGGCAAGCGTAGGGAAAAATTAGAGAATGATGGGACACCTGATATTTATGCCGATAGCCTACCTAATGCAGTAGAGTTGTCTAAGGATGGAGCAGCTTTTTATGTATGGTATAGCGATAGCAAATCACTAGCTGTACTTCAAGCTGTACTTCAAGCTGGTCTTGAGGTTAGAAATCATATTATCTGGAACAAGAACATGGCACAGTTTGGGGCAATAGGTGCTCAGTATAAAAGCAAACATGAACCTTGTCTTTATATGTTTAAGAAAGGAAAATCTCCGAAGTGGTATGGTGCAAATAATGAAGTAAGCGTCTGGGATATAAGCAGAGCGACAAAAAACGAGTTTCACCCGACTCAAAAGCCAGTAGAGCTTGTTGCTAGAGCAATAAACAATAGTAGTAAGTCTGGAGATAATATTCTTGACCTATTCCTCGGTTCCGGCTCTACTCTAATAGCCTGTGAACAAACAGACCGTACTTGTTATGGAATGGAGCTAGACCCTAAATATGTTGATGTTATTAGAAAGAGGTATGCTAAGTTTACTAATAAAAACGAGCTACCTGATAATTGGGAAGAACTAACACCAGCATTAAATACAGGCAACATACAGGCATGATAGGCAAAGATACAACACCAGATATAGGCAAAGAAACTCAATTTAAGCCGGGTCAATCAGGCAACCCTGCTGGCAAACCTAAAGGCTCTAAACACTTGTCTACTATTATTCAAGAACTAGCAGAGGATATAGACTGGGACAAAACAACTCTAAAGAATAAAGAAGAGCTGAAAGCTAAGTATGGCAAGAACGGATTTAAGGCTGTAGCATACGTTGCACTTACTAAAGCTATGACCGGTGATGTACAGGCCATGAAGTGGCTTGCAGAGAATGGCTATGGCAAGCATTTAGATGTTACATCTGGTGGTGATAAGTTACCAACAATAATAATAGAGAGTGCATATGCAAGAAAGCCAAACTTTAGAATTGACAATGAAGTTGCCGAGACTGATAAACTGGCAGAAAACAGTAACGAATAATCAAGCTAGACACAAAATACTTAGGTGTGGACGTAGGACTGGCAAGACTTATTATTTTATTATAGACAGTCTTAACTATGGATTAAGATACCCAAACTTGTCTATGGCATATGTAGGTCTTACTTATGGACACGCTAAAGATGTTGTATGGGAGGATTACTTAAAGATTGCCGGTAAGTATATAGAATACAAAAACTCTCAAGAGCTTATAATTAAACTTCATAACGGCTCTAGGATTAAACTTTATTCGTGGGATAGTGTAGATAACATGCTCGGTAAGAAGTATCACAAAGTATACCTAGACGAATGTGCTGTAGCTAAGAACCTAAAAAAAGCTTGGAATGACGTTATAGAACCGACACTGTTGGACTATCATGGCGAAGCTGTATTCGCATCTATGCCTAGAGGTAAAGGACAATTTAAACAATTAATAGATGAATCAAAGAATAAAGATGATTGGCAAGACTTCCACTTTACAAGCTACGACAATGAAACTATACCAAATATTAAATATGATCTAGATAGAAAGCGTAAAGACATAGCACCTAGCGTATTTGCTCAACAGTATCTAGCAGAGTTTACAGACCTTGAGGGACGTATCTATACTGAATTTGTTAGAGACGATGCACTTAGGGAATGCCCGTTTGAGCCCGACCGATATGGCTTCAGCTTAGACTTTGGATACAATCACCCGTTAGCGGCCTATGTCTATGCTATTAGTAAGGACGACAAGATACACGTTATGAAAGAACTGTATATGCGTAAGCTAGACGACAAGATGCGTACCAATGCAATTAAAAACCTGACAGCTAATTATAATATTGATATAGCAGTAGCTGACTCAGAAGACCCAATAGCTATCATGCAATTAAACCGAGAACTACCATTTAGGCTTGATCCAGCAGTTAAAGGCAAGGACAGCGTGCTACAAGGTATTAACACGGTTAAGTCGGCATTTCATTCTGGGCAACTAACTATCAGTGATAGATGCGTAAACCTAATTGATGAACTTGAAACGTACGCTTGGAAAATGGACAAGGATAATCACGAGACTGACCAGCCAATTAAAGATAATGATGATGCAGTAGATAGCATGAGATACTTTATAACTAAGATAAACAATAGCAACATGATCACGCTTGATGACATTATATTGTGATTATGCTAGTATAGTATTAGAGTCCTGGAGACCGTAATTTGAGGGTAACAACACATGAAACTATCACAGCGGTTTCGCAACGCTTATACAGTTTTTATAAACAAACAAAATCTCGGCAACTCTGTTAATGGAGAAGTCATACGAAACCTAACTGGTGAATCAGATTTCTCACCTCGCAGACAACTTTACGGTATAACATACAAAGCTATAGATAAGATTGGTAGCAGCCTCTCTATTTATGAGCCTGAAATACACAAAGCTAATGGCGATATGTACGTTAATCACCCAATCTTAACGCTATTTAACTATCCTAACCGCATACAGAAGAATCCATCAGACTTTGTACACCTATTCGGTATGCTCTTTGAAATATATGGTGAGACATTCTGGTATCTAGCTCGTGGCGAGAACAGCCGTAAGATTAAAGAAGTATACCTATTAAACCCTGCACAGATGGAACTTGTCATAGAAGAAGGTGAACTTGTTGGCTACATGCTTAATAAATCAGACGGAGCTAAAGTACCATTGACTGTTGACGAAGTATTGCATGATAAGCGACCTAATCCATTTAATGAATGGCGTGGTATGTCAGTTATGGAGAAGGCTAGTACTTATATTGATACAGAAATAACTACTGCTATATTCACACTCAACTACATGAAGAACAACGCAAGCCCAAGCGGTATTGTTTCATTGCCGGACATGGACCGAGAAACATTCAAACAGTTTGCTGCACAATGGCGTGAAGGATACGAAGGACCACATAATGCAGGTAAAACAGCTTTCATTAGGGGTGGGCAAGCTGATTTCAAAGCCGTAGGTGCAACACTAAAAGACGTTGACCAAGAGATTACACGTAAGATGGCTAAGAACGACGTGCTGATGATGCTAGAAGTACCAAAGGAGATGCTTGGTATGACAGACGGTGGTGCTCTAGGACGCAACACAGTTGAAGCATTTAGCTATGTCTACAACAAAGAGAAGATTGAGCCTATCATGCGACGATTAGACCGTATCTATGAGCAAATAGCTATGATGGACTCAGGACGTGGTGAGTCTATAGATATTACTCACGAATCACCAGTGCCAGAAGATAAAGAATATGAACACATGCTACACAAAGACCTAGTCAATGTAGTGCTTACAGTAAATGAGGTTCGTGAAGAGCTTGGATATGAACCTATAGAGGGTGGCGATGATCTACCAACTACCACAGGAGTAATGCCTCCAATGGGTCATAATGAAGATCCATCAATGTCAAAGCAAATAGTGTTAAAGACTGCACTTACTAAAGCCGAAAAGCTAAAGAAACTTAATACAGATCAAGAAGCATTCAGGAGCAAACTGGTGGAAACAAATGATATCTATGCTAAGCGTGTTAAGAGAGACATATCAAAGTTCACATTGTCGCAAGAGAATCGTGTCATTGCTAATATTGACGCATCTAAAAAGGCTTACGAAGATTGGCTATTCAGCGTTAAGGACGAATCAGAAGCACTTGCAACATTACTAACCCCAACTATCATTGACCTAATAGAAGCACAGGGACAAGACGTAGCAAACTTTATTACTGGCGAGCTACTAACTATAACTCCTGAAATGCGGTCTACAGTAGAAGCTCAGATTAAGCAGATTGCTGGTATATATAACGCAGATACTATTGCTGCACTTGAAAAGACTATTACAGAGGGACAGCAAGCCGGAGAAAGCCTCGTAAAGATTAAGAAGCGAGTTGAATCAGTATATTCAGATGCTAAAGGATACCGGGCAGAACGAATTGCACGAACTGAAAGCCTGAAAGCTAGTAACCGCACAGCTGAGATGGTATACAAGCAGAATGGATATGCAACAGTAGAATGGTTTGTAAATCCTGGAGCTTGCGAGTTCTGTAGGACCTATGCCGGACGAACTAAGACTATTGGAACAAACTTTACTGGCATTGGAGATGTTATTACTGGTGAGAGTGGTGGGACAATGAGAATTGAGTATGCAGACATAGATACGCCACCATTACACCCGAACTGTACATGTTCACTAGTACCTGGCGGCAGAACAGCAGGAGAATAGTATGGATCAGAAAGATCTATCACTATACCTTGAAGAGCAACGAACAGAGTTGATGTCCCTAAATAAGGGCATTGATCAGCTTAGTGGTTTAGTTCAGAAGCAAATAGATACCTATCAGCCACCGGTCAGCGATGTTAAAGTTGAAGGTAACGTAAAGGTGAACACTGAGAAAGCCGTAGAGGTAACTAACCTACAAGAACTGCAGAAGTGGCTTGGCAATCTAGGTGAGACCGTCACAGAAGCTATTGAGACTAATAAACCAGAGCAAGTGACTGAAATTACTGTTAAGAATATTGCAGACGCTCAGCAACCCGATATAAAGGTTACAAACTTCAAGGAGCTATCTAAGTTCTTTGACCAGCTAAACGATAATATTGCTAATCTGCCACAGCCTTATGTCAATGTAGAGAAGCAGGACGTAGTATTTCCGACTAGTGCTAATGCACCTATATCTGTACGACTAAGTGATGGCAAGAGCTTTTATAACGCTATTACAGCCTATGCAGATGCAAACAGGGTAGATACTCAAGGTATTATAGATGCAGTAAACAATATATCTGCAGGCGGTGGTGGTGGCTCAACTGCACAGACTGATATATTCAACCAGACAATTATTGGCACTCGCCATAATCAAATAGAAATTGATTTCTCAACTGCTGCTGCTAATTTACTAACTGAACTAACAGTAACTCCAACCAGTGGTGGTAGTGCATCAGTAGGTAATGGGCAAGGTACAATCTCAACAGGAGCAAACACTAATGGTGGCTATAAGGCTGAATCAAATCTATCAACTACATATCACCCACACTCAGAAATATATGCTGCATTTACTACTATTTTTACTACAGGTATTGCTAACTCTTATCAAAGAATAGGTCTTTATGATGACAACAATGGTTTCTTTATAGGATATGAAGGTACATCATTTGGTGTAACCAAAAGAACTAGTGGAGCAGACACCACAACAGCTAAAGCAAGTTTTAGCGAAGATACTCTTAGTGGACAGACGGGCTCTAGCTTTACAAGAAATGGCACACCAGAAGCATTAGACCCTACTAAAGATAATCTATATAGAATAAGATTTGGTTGGTTAGGTGCAGCACCAATTTACTATGAAATACTATCCCCAGATGGCGAGTGGGTAACCTTCCACATTATCAGACACCCAAATAGTGCTACTATACCAAGTATTGCTGAGCCTAATCTTCCAATGACAATGGATATAAAAAAGAATACTGGTGGAAGCACTGTACTAACATTATCAACAGCTTGCTGGGCTGCTGGCACAACCAGTAGTCAAGATGTAACTTATGCGAAACCAACTGAAAGATATGCTATTGCAGATATTGAAGCAACAGCTACTTATAAATACTTTGGCTTCCAAAGAGATGATGGGTATTGGTATATTATGAGAAAGACATTAGCAACTAAAAAATTTGAGTATGTAGCAGGAGCTTCGGCTTATTCTACAGCGTGGACAAACCGAGCAAGTCAAACTTATACAGATTATGCGACAGCATTTTAGAAAGGAGTAATATGAGAGCAATAATAACATCAAAGTCAGAACTTACACTAAACCTTACACAGCAGTTTATATTTGATATTTTAGATGATGACCTTACTATTCTTACAAGCCAAGTAGTAGAAGCTATACCTTCTCACGCTGAAGCTGAAATTAAGAACCGATTAGACGCATTTGCAGCTGAATATCAAGTGTCACAAGACATTGGAATTGGAACGGAGATAAGCTAATGGCACTCAGGACATTTGTATCTTCAGGAGTATATGATACTCACGTCGGAACGGGTACAGTAACTACCACTTCACAGAACATTACTGCTGCTGGTGTTACTAGTGCTGGATTTACTGCACCTAACTTAGTAAATGCGGCTACAGGTGCTTGGGTATATATCTCAGCATTACCTACAACTATTAACGTAATTGTTGAACTACAGGAATCTACCGTCACTAAGGCTACTGCGACAATGACTAATGCATATATTAAACTTGGCTGGAATTATGCTAGATTTGCTACGCCTTATACTTATGCAACCTTAACTGCATCAGCTTATAGGATTAAAGTATATAGCTCAGGTGGTACATCAGGTACAGTTCTTGGTGCAACTACATCAACTCTTTTGACAACTACAACCTATAACACGGCTTCAGCTCTAGCAGCCAATGATGATGTATGGGTAGGTGGCTTTCATAATACGTCACTTGCATCTAAGCAATTAGTATTCTCTGGAGCGGTTACAGATGTTGTCGGCTCAGGAACAGATAAGACAATGCAAGATGGAACTGCAGTTACAATGGGAGCAGCTATAACTATTGGAACTGGCGGTGGAGTATCAGCAGATACTGGTGTATCAACTTCACTTACAGTCAGAGGTTCAATTATATGTTCTGGAGACGGTATATTTAACTGGTCAGGTAATATTTCGGATAAAACAAAAGTATCAACTTTAACAATAGACTGTAACACAACTAACGGTGAATTTGGTATTTTTACATCTGGAAGTAACAGGGGCGGTCGGCTTTTATTTTCAGGAGCAGATTATATAGTTTCAACTAAATACGCTTCTGGCGTAGGTACAGCCGCTGACCCACTTATCGTATCTTCTGGCTGGGACGCTGCAGTTGGTGACGAAATAGTAATCGGTACTTCAACCGCATACAACCAAAACGAAATAAGATATGTAAAAACTAGAAACTCATCTACATCATTTGTATTAAGTAGTACTCCTGGTGGTGTAGAAGCCGCTCTAACCTACACTCATGCCGCTGGTGTGCATATGGCTAACTTAACTAGAAACTGTGTTGTGAAAGCTCTTACAACGACTAGAGGGTATAAAGTATATTCACAATCAACCCTATATGCATCAGACTTTGGATTAACACGATGGGAATATTCTAGTGCAGCCTCAGCACACGGACTTAACTTTAAGAACACAGCTGCAAGCGTAGATACAATGGATAAGGCAGTCTTATATCAAAACTCTGTAGGTACAAGAAATACATTAAACATTAACAACTGTACTACAGCCGCTACAATTACAGATGTGGTTGCTTATAATAATCTCTGTACCAACACGTCAAACGCTGCCATTGGTACTCTCACATGTTCAGCACAAACATTTGAAAATTGTCTTGATTTCGGTGGAGCAGGTGCAGCTGTAAGTGGTTCATCTTTCTCTGTTAGAACAAACTCATCTAATATAGTGTTTAATAATTGTCATTCATATGGTGCTAATGGCTCAAACACATCTACAATCAGTGCAATATATGTAAGTGGTTCAAATAATATTACCTTTAATAACTGTACAGTAAATGCCGCCAGAACTAATGCAGTTTATTTTAGCTCAGCTGTAGCTGTATTATTTAACAGTTGCAACTTTGGAACTTTATTTACCAATGCAATAGATGTCTTAACGCTAACTACCACTTACAATACAGCACTATTCAAAGATTGTAGTTTTGGTTCAGCCACTCTAATAAGTGGGTACTTAAACCAGCTTGATGGTTCAGATATAGCATTCCAAGATTTTGGGACAAACTCCTCATCTCACCGCTGGTATTCCAATAAAGGCTCGTTCTGGTCAAGTGGTTCTGGTCTAGGAGATACAACTGTAAGAACCGCTGGCTCACTAGCTGTTGCAATCAAGCCTGAGAACGCTACCGACGGTGCTAAAATGTCATTCAAAGTTCCTGCCAACCCACTTTCTCAAGTACAGGTCTATGGATATCTATATCGCAATGCCACATTTAGCTCTGGAATATTAAACGTATCCTTGTATCTACCAAATACTTTGCTTACTGCATCGCCTGACGCTACTGTAAATATGGCAAATACAACAGGAGCTTGGTTGCCCTGGACATTAACTGCCTACTACTCATCTACAGACAGCAGATATGCAACTATAGTTATTACTGCATATACCGCTACGGCAGGTGCTTATGCGTTCCTAGATGATATTTATGACGCTGGACTCACTAACAAGGTGGCAGGACTAGATTTGTGGGATCAGGGACATATCAGCCCAATTATTGTTGCTGCAGACTACTCATCTATACCTGATCAAGCTCGTGTAGCAGTTTGGAGTGA